ATTTACATTAATGTAAAGATTTTATTATAGTGTTTATTCATAATAAATTAACCTTTATGACTTTTTAATATAATTAAATTAACAAAAATGTTGATTTATATGGAAAAATTAATCATAATATAAACTCTGGTCAAAAAAAACCCAATCTAATAAAAATTTAAATTTCACCGATTCTCCACTCTTGATGTTTGATCTGAGCTTTCAAATCTCGCTGAAACTGTATAACTTCATCTCGGTTAAACTTAGGCGAAGCCCTCCAAGCCAGTCTCTCCATTGCCTTAACCCTTCGCTGTCCATAAGCGTCAACCATCCACTGCCTGTAACGCAGGACATAATGCGCTTGTTTCATACCCCATAAGTTGCACGATGGGCACTGAGGGGCAATATTTTCTTCAAATAACTTAAAAACAGTTCTGCCTCTGGGTATAAAGTGACCGCCCTGCATAGCCTTATAATGGTCTACCTTCCCACAGGTAACGCACTGGCAGTACCCGTTTTCATCGCTGGCCTTGAGCCTTACAAGACGTTGTAGGAGCTTTGCCGCTGCTTCTACTTCCTGCGCGACTGTCTTTACTTTACGCTTCGCCATATTCTAATTCCAGCAGCAATTCGCAATAATGTATAATTTTCTTAATGTCTTCTGCACCGTTTTTGGTGCGATGTCTGCTTGCGTATTTAACAATGCAGCCGTCGATAAATGGTAGTTTATTCATCGTGATATAAACTATCGGCTGGATAGCCAGCTTGTAATGATCCCCGCCTTCTTGCTTCTCTAATGCTCCCATGTTGTCTCCATGTTTGTCAGTAATACTTCCTCAGCATTGTTAAGATCGCAGCGAGGGCAAAGACCATAAGCGTAATCATCATCGCTAACCCAATACTCAAGACTACGGCCGCAGTCGCAAAAAGCCCGCGTAACCGTAAGGCTAAATGTTGGAAAATCAATGACATTACTCATTCAACGCCTCTACTTTTATCTTAACCCTAGAGTCTTCACCATTCTGCTTGTGATAAACAACCGCAGTCATAGATCGTTCTGCTCCGTAGCCAGAATCTGAGTGCCAGCTATCTGTGGCGGTGAGACTGCCCCAATGTTCAAAGTGCATAGAACCAACTTCTCTGGATACATGGTGATGAATATGACCTAAATGGCAGTAGCGGTTTTTAGATTGACTCCATTCGTCATCAAGATTGCGGATAACAGTTTGTAATATCTGTTCGTGTTTCATCCTATCCCCGTGATGGAAAACAAATAGATTGTTGTGCCACTGATAGTGAATAAACTTAGAATAATTTTGCAATACGTTAACGCGCTTATCCTTGCTGTAGAGCAACTCCAAGCAACTAGATAAGTGACAGGCCATATCAGAATCATGGTTGCCTCTAACATTGATAACCACTACTTCCTTGTGAGTCTCTAACATCTTGTCAATTAATATCTGGAACAACCTGCCAGCCAGCTTAAAGGTCTTACCAATACGAGTATCTACATCTACTGGCGTTCCTTTAGTCGTAGTGTTGGCGCTGCTATCGGCATGGAAGAAGTCGCCTACGTTTAACAATACACCGACCTCAGCATTGCCTACGCGATTTGACAGTTTAGCTGTTGCATCTAGCAATACTTGTGTCGCTATTTTAACATCCCAGTCATCATCATCAACCTTGACCTCACTGTCAGCTAACATTCCGAAGTGATGATCACCTACCATATACATCGCAAGGTAATCTGAGTTAGTATTTTTAGGGGATTTAGAAGGCTTTTTAAAGCCAGTAAGATCGTCTTTAATGCCTTCCATTACGGCATCAAGCTTCTCTCTCATATTACGCTTTTCAGGTTCTTGAATTACCCACTGGAGTGCAATCTCGCCTTCAGAATTATAAGCAGTGGATACTCGCTTCGCCTCAAAGCCTTGCATTGTTTCGCGGTCAACACTTCGATGTGGCGCTACAGCCTGAGTTGCTGCTCTAGCCTCTAGCCTCTTGAGCATGATATCTATATTGCGCCTACTTGTGCCTAACTTCTTGGACGCTTTATTGTTTGATCCGCATTCGATTACAGCGTTTAACACTTCAATGTGACGTGGCTGCGTGGCAAATTCTAATAAGACTCTTGGGTCAATTTTTGAGATGTTATCTCTCCTGCTTGTTTAGTAGCTCGGCATACTCGCTATCTGCGGGTATAGGAAGAAGTATCTTTTGCTTCTCGGCCCAATGATACACTTGATCCAAAAATCGCACCATTTCGCCTTTAGTTAACTTGCTTGTGCTTTTTATTTGTTCAGCAATATTAACTTTCTCGCCAATAGAATAACTCTCTACCCCTAAAAACCTTTGTTTTAAAAAGAGTTTCCAGACTTCTTCTGGCTTTCCGTATTCTACCTTGTGGCCCTTCTTTGCCATCTTTACCGCTATCTCTTTGTACCACACATGAGATAAAGCGTTCTGGCTAGTGCTTCTAGGGTTTTCGTATTTCTGCACTTTAACGACCAGCGGAGCAGTGAAATCCCAACCCTCTATGCGCTTCAATATAGATGGCAACTTTCTTTCAATATCTGCCGCGCTTTTGATTAATACAAAATCTCCCTGAGTACCCATTAGCGCCACTCGTTATATTCACGAATGGTTATCGGGGGTAGCTTCAACCATTTTTGAGAAAGTCTTTCTGATTTCGTCCCTAAGCGAGAACACAGCTTTATTCTGTTTAAAGCGTTTTTGTTTTCAATTTCTGTCATTACCGATTCGGCTATTTTATTTTCCCGAATCATATCGACAAACCAATGCTTTTTAGACATTCTGTCGGCTGGAGCTAAATGCTCAATTAGGCAAAAAGGTTCCGCGTACAACCTGCCTTTTATTGTTTCTCGTGCGACTCCACCGTATTTGCAATTCTTGATTGTCCACTCAGCATATTGGTTGTAGGTGTAGCTCTCGCCCTCAACAAAATACTCATGGTCTCCTTTAAACTCTACTTTCCTGATTTCGTTAACCTGCCCCATATTTCAACTCCCCGTCCCAAAAAAATCCGTATCTAGTTAAATAAAATTGCTCCATCATTATTTTTTCTTCGCCAAATAAAAAACTAACATCAGTCATGCCCTCATCAATCGGCCTACTGCGTATGCTAGATGTTCTTTTTTTGTGCCTAGCCGCAAACTCTGCCTCTTGTGATTTTTGTAAAGTTTTGGCTCCATTACCTGCCTTTTCAGCATTATTGAGCCAAGTAAGACAAAAAGTTTCAATACCTTTTTTTGTCTTGCGCTTTTTAGGATTAACGTCACACCATAATTCCATCTTCACCAATTCGCGGTCAACATCAACCTTGCCACGAAAATGAGTTTTCCATTTAAGAACCAAATCATCCGCTGGCTCCCAATTCTCGCCATCATTTAATAACATAAAACGCTCCTATGCGTGTTTTGCGAATTCGCCATGAACTTCTAAACGGTATTTACTAACGGCCATAGCCGCATCTTCTATGTTTTCGAACAGCCCTAGATGCTTGTAAACGCTATTAGTCTTAACTTTAGCTTGCCACTTATTACGCAACTTATTAAATGTTACGCCCTTATAACCTGACGTATTATTAGCGTTTAACGCTCTATTGTGCTGATTCTGACTTGCAGTAGCTTCTCGTAAATTCTCGATGCGATTGTCTGTCTTAACCCCATTTATATGATCGAGTACTTCAGGTAGATAGCCATGATGATAGAGATAAATAAGTCTGTGAGCTAGATAGGTTTTTTGCTTAAAGTGAATATGGATATAGCCTTTACCAGATATACAACCAGCCGCCCTACCAGTAAACCCTTTATTACTTTTAATCCAGATTAATTTACCATCTTGATAATCAAAGTATTCTTTTAACATGCCTTGGAATGTTTTATCTTTCATTGTTATCCCCTTTTGGTTTTTTAACTAATTTTTTATCTTTAACACCAAATATTTTATCAAAATTGGAATCAAACTTAGCCTTATCAGTTGGCCTTTGCTTATCACCTTTGCTCACTTTATCTCCTATGGTTCGGCAAGCCTCACCTTGTATTAATGATTAATTATTTTATATATATTAATTTAAAGACGATTTAACCCTTTTACTACAGTTGGTAGTAAATTTAAGATCAAAGGGCTAAAGCAGCTTTGCGATTAATTCGTATTCGTATCGAATCTCTAATCTATCCATTTGCAGAAATCGATCTGCATCTGGGGCCATGTCTGGAGGGTCAACCACGCTCTGATGTTTAATTTAAAGAGTTCATCAGCCTCAAGCCCGAATACTTTTTATATTTAAAGTCATTTATCACTTAAAGTAAACTAAATTGTAGAGCTTACTTATAATTAAAAGTTATAAAGTCATTGATTGTTATATCTAAAGCTAATGTTACTAATTGAATAGTATGCAGCTTCATATTCTTATTAGATCGCCATCTTAAAATCTGTTGTGGTGATGTATTGGTTATTTTTGCAAGTTTAACACTATTTAAATTCTTATATGCTTGCGCCATTCTTAAACATTTGCCCGAGTCTATTAATTCCATCGTTGATAATCCTGTGTTATATTAATTGGGCTGGTTCCCCCGATCAGCAAACTACTCCTATGGTTTACCCCCTCTCGCGAGGGGGGTTTTTAGTCTAGAATGGTATATCGTCATCCATATTTTCAATAGTAATTTCGGCAGGAGCTACTGATTGCGTGACCTGCGGGGCAACAACAGGAATAGCCGCTTCTTTTGGAGTATAACTGGTCTTCATATATTTAGTTCCCTTTGCCGAGGTATTTACCCAGACGTTTACCCAATAATCAACGCCAGCAATCAGAGCTGAACCTTTATAATCTGCGTGAGTTTCTGTTTCTTTCTTATCATTTTTAAAAATAGCACCGCTATTATCTTTCTGTTCATAATCATTCATCAAAACTTCTCCACTTGGTTTAATATTACATTGACGGCCTTTTTTACTTCATCGGCCAGTTTCTCAATAAATCCCTCGTCTCGGCAAAATGTCACTAAGACAGGAGGAATCTGGGGGTGGAATGCAAAAGCATCCCAAGATGCTGCACCAGTTACGAGCATACAGCCTTGTATTTGCTGGTAATAAGCCTTTCCTAAAGATTGTGGATCAAGGCTATATTTGACCATTGTCTTTGCTGCTGGACATTTAATCTCAACTCCAGTCATATACTTTGGATTGTGATAAATAATGCCATCAGGCGAGCAACCAAACTCTTTGCTATCGTCAAGAATAAACCCATGCTCAGTCACCTTATAGTCGGTGATATATTCATAAGCCTCTCTTGCTTCTGGCTCAAGTTCAGTTCCGCGCTGCATATGCTCATTAATATAAAAAGGTTCAGATTTACCTGTTAAGCGTTCAGCAATCAATTCATGGATATAATTATCAGCAGATGTAGACGGCTTCCCAGTCGTTGTTATTAACTTGCCAAAGTTACTTGCTGAAGGTTTACCCAGTCGTGCGGCAAACCATTCTTCAGTACCTTGCTCATGGTCTAAGATAATCATCCTTGAGGTGCCTTCTTATTACGCAAAGCGTGCATAGCCCTGTCATATTGAGAAGCAAGCAATTTATAAGGGTTTTCGCATTTAAAATGATTACAGAATGCAATAGTGTCAGCGTCACGCTCATCCATCAGCATTATTAACTCAGCCGCTTGATGATCGCTAATAACCGCATTAGCAATTACAGGGTTAATATCTTCACCTGCGTAAATGTAATGACCTAACCCGAACATCGCAAAACACTTAACTAGACATCTCATCTTGCTGCTGTTAATTGCAAACTTATCAGGGTTAATTATTGCTTTGTTTCTATGGTCCATTACAGGTAGCCACATATGACGCATCATTACCTGATCTTGCTCACCGCCCGTATGAATATGAACTACGCAACTAATCTCGACGGTCCCAGTGGTATCACATTTATCTTCTTCAAAAGAATAATGTAATTCTGGATAGTGTTCCATCATCGTTCCGTATGCCCAAGCCCATGATAAATAAGACAAATTGCCTTTCTTCTCGATGTGTTTAGATACATCAATAGCAGATAAAGTCTGCCAGACCTCTTTAGATAAACTCATTGCATTTCCCCTGTTGGTTTAGTATTAGCTGTATCGCATTGCTCTTGAGCGTACTGGTCAGCATAGCCCCAGTAATACTCTGGATTTTCTACATCTCTAACAGCGTGACCATGTAAAGCGTCATACTCACCCTGCTCATAAAAACTTAAATCATTAATGTTCATTGTTCAAAACCTCGGTATATCAATACAAATGTTTTCCCACAGTTCATCCCAGTTAATGCCATCAAAATCAAGGAAATCTCTAAGCATAAGTGAGCAATCTGAAACTTCCTCATCTAAAATTGATTCAACAAATGCTTGCAAATTATCAGCACTTTCACAGCAATCTTCTTCTAGCAAATCTCTGATTTGATCGCCAAACCAAAGGTTGATGAGCCAAGTGTTGCGATTTGTCCAACCGTTATAATCTTTCATTAGAAGCCTCCTGTGTATACAATTGTATAAACGCCATTATTTTCATGGGCTTCAAAAGTTAGACCAGCTCTTACCGCGCTTTCAATCATAGATTGAAGAATGACTCTAGAAGTTGTCTCAAAATTCATTTGATTAATCATTTGTTTTGCCTTTTGTTTTATTGATTGCCCCCCGAAAGGGGCGGGTAATTTATGCAGCGTACCAAGACTCATTTACAAAAGGGCTTGGATCTCCGTATAAGAATGTTTTGACTTCTCTAATCTCTTCTATTGCTTTGCAGTACGCCTCTTCAATTTGGAAGATTTCATTCTTAATGTTCTTTGCATATTTTCTGCTTTGTTCTGTGTCAAAGCCTCGCAAACATTCTTCCAATGTATTGCCATTCGTTTGCAAACGGATAAGGTCGTTTTTAAGTATGTTTAATCTGTTTAAGTTCATTTTGTAGCCCTTGTTTCATTGATTGAAGTTACATTATGGTATATTAATATCATATAGTCAACACTTTTGTAAACTTTATTTAAGTAAGGCGAAAAAAAACCCCGCGCTAACAGGGCTTTAATTTTATGGAGTTTAATACGACCAAATAGCAGGGGAGGGAAATCCGTCTTCTTCTGTACAGACATCTAGGTGAATAAATCGACCCGATCCTTTCTGCTGAATACCTATTCTTTCTATACCATGCTTCTGGGCCACTCTAATGACTTCTAAAGCCTTTTCTCCCATGCATAACACATCTACTGCCTTTCCAGTTGTATGCGCTCCTAGATTGCTTTTACGCGCTTCTATGGGGTGCTGTGGGCATCTGTAAGCAGATGACAGGGGTAGACTGAATCCACACTCCTCTCGGATATCATTTAAGGTAGCTAAAAATCCTAGATCAAACTCAACAGCATTACAGCCGCATTTGCAGGTCAGTTCTTTAGCTCTGAAGTAGCCTTCTTTTTTCTTAGCTGATTTAGCCATGTTATTTTCCTTCTAAACTTTTGGTCTTTTCGAAGCTGCGTAGCCCACCAAGTCCTAACAGGCCCATAAGAATAGGCATCATTGTGCCAGTGTCAGCTTGTGGTATGACGATACCTGCGCCAGCGGCTAGTGGTGAGATCAGAAAGTTAACGGCAAAGCCAAGGACACAGACCCAGCCTGTTGCTGGCCGCCAGCTACTTTGGAACCAATTTCCTTTGGCCTCTTCGGTGTTAAGCTTGACTTGTGCCAGTGCAAGTTCCTGCGCGTGGCGTTCCGACATTGTTGCAATCTCATGTGCGATCTTCTGCTTTGTGTCGGCATCAGGTATCCATTTGTCTAGTAAACTTGCCACTGGGGCAATCAGTGCTTGTAACATTTTATTCAATCCATTTAGCAACAGCGAAAACTGAAATGATCATTGGGTACATCATCCAAAGCATTGCCTCTAGCTTGTCAAATCGCTTAGTGCCGCCTTCTAGTCTACGCTCAATGTTCTCGTATCTAATGGCGCATTCTTTTTCATGCGATTCAAGCTTAGAAATTGTTTCAATATCCGACATATCAAACCCAATAAAAGTAATAAAAACTAGCAGCCGTTGCAACCAACAGCATGCCTCCAAAAACGTGTTTAATCATATCATCATTTTTAGACTGTTGCCGCAGCTTGGCTAATCTTTTCTTCTCGCGCTGGTGCTTATTCTCCATGAGCGACTTATGCTGTATGGCTAACATATCACGCCAGACTTCTCTCGGAGTATGCTTTTTGAGCTCCCGCTCTTTAGCGCGTATCTCAGCTTTTGCCCACGCTAAATCAAGCGCCTCTGCCTGACTCAGCACATGATCGCCAGCTTTGGTAGCCTCTTCGATATTCTCGACAGCAACTTTTGATTCCGTGATTGTAGAAAATAACCCTTTTAAATCAGACAGGTGGCTACCTGACTCCTTGACGGTTTTAATCCCCGCGTTTAAAGTCTTTAGCGCACCAACGACAAGGGTTATTTCAGCAATCATATTAGCCTCCTAAAATAGGCCGCGTTGTGGGAAACGAATCTGTGGACGGCCATTGACGCAATGCAGTCCTATACGTCAGGATGTTGTCACGATTCGGCCAGTCAGGCGTTTGTGAAGCTGTGTCTGTGGATGACAGTTCTGCATCACGCCATTGTCGGGCTTCTTCTGCTGCTGTTGGCTCTGGTGCTGCAGGCTCTACCCAAAGCTCATAATGCTCAAAGTTAGCTTCAACAAACTCAGCGTCTGCTTTAATGTGATTGGTAACATTACCATCAGCATCTTTAATTATATATCTCATTTTTCTCTCCTTATGCTGGTAAGTATTGAATGA